CAATTAGGGTGGTGTAGGCGAGCCGGAAAGGAGGCGGGATTTATGGCAGAAAAGGCGGACTTGGTAAAAGAACGGAAGATTAAGCGGGAGTACCTGAGACTAAAGCGGATTTTCCGGGACTTGGACAAGAACAAATTGCAGACCGTCGAGAGCCTGATCAAGAACGCTGCGTTCATGGCGGTATCCCTGGAAGAACTTCAGAAAATCATCAACGAAGAAGGGTACACGGTCGAATACCAGAACGGTGCGAATCAGAGCGGGACAAAGCAGAGCGATGCCGTTAAGACACATATTGCCATGACAAAAAATCACGCTGCCATAATCAAGCAGCTTTGCGAGCTTGTCCCGCCGGAGAGAAAAAAAGAAAGCCGCCTACAGGCGCTGCGTGACGAATAGCAATGCTGCCAAATTACATCTACGAATACTTTGATGGAATATCGGCAGGGAAAATCACCGTTGGGAAATGGGTGCGTCTGCTCTATGAATACATCATCCGGGGCCTTCAAGACGGCTTGTTTGCGCTCGACCAAAAGAAGGCCAGTAAGGCGATCCGCTTCATCGAAAACTTTTGCCACCACTGCGAAGGCCGCACAGATCTCCTAAAGCTGGAACTGTGGCAAAAAGCTGCCGTTTCTGCCATGTTTGGAATCGTGGATCCGGACGGTCTGCGGATCTTCCGGGAGGTGTTCATCGTGATCGGTCGGAAGAACGGCAAGACACTTTTTGCCTCTGCCGTCATCGCATATATGGCATACATCGACGGAGAGTACGGTGCAAAAATTTACTGTCTTGCTCCCAAGCTAGAGCAGGCAAACATTGTCTACGACAACTTCTTCCAGATGATCAAAAAAGAGCCGGAACTGTCAAGCCTTGCGAAGAAACGCCGCAGCGACATTTACATCGAGGAAAGCAACACGGCAATCAAGCCTCTGGCCTTTAACGCCAAGAAATCGGACGGTTTCAACCCACATCTAGTTGTCAACGACGAAGTAGCAAGCTGGCGTGGGGATGGCGGGCTGAAACAGTACGAGGTCATGAAGTCTGCACTAGGTGCACGCCGCCAGCCGATGATTCTGTCGATCAGCACAGCCGGATATGAAAACGATGGAATCTACGACGAACTGATGAAGCGTTCCACGGCATTCCTGAAGGGCGGCAGCAAGGAAAGGCGGTTGCTTCCCCTGCTATACATGATCGACGATGCGGACAAGTGGGACGACATCGAGGAACTGAAGAAGGCGAACCCAAACATGGGAGTGTCCGTCTTCCCTGACTTCTTCCGAGAGGAAATCGCTGTGGCGGAAATGAGCCTGTCAAAGCGAGCGGAATTTCTGACAAAATACTGCAATATCAAGCAGAATTCGTCTGTTGCGTGGCTGGAATATCAGGTCGTCGATCATGCTGGAGTCCATGCGGCACTGTCTGATTTTCGAGGCAGCTACGCCGTCGGCGGCATAGACCTGTCCCAGACAACGGATTTGACTGCTGCATCTGTGGTTGTAGAACGTGGCGGCACTTTGTACGCCTTCGCTCAGTTTTTTATGCCGTCCGGCCGCCTCGAAACAGCTCAGGCAACCGACGGAGTGCCGTATGATATCTTTGTAAAACAGGGGATCGTCACATTGTCCGGGGAAAATCATGTTGACTACAGGGACGTGTACAACTGGTTCCTGCGGCTGCGGGAAGATTATGGGATCTATATCCTGGAGATCGGGTACGACCGATATTCCGCCCAGTATCTGATCGACGACCTGAAAGACGTTGGCTTCCAAGTGGATGATGTCTGGCAGGGTGAAAACCTTGCGCCGGTGATCCGGGAATTTGAAGGGACAATCAAGGACGGGAAATTTAAGATTGCCGACAACAGCTTGCTGAAGGCACATTTTCTGAACGTTGCGCTGAAACACAACACGGAAACACGAAAATTCCGCCCGGTAAAAATCGAACAACGCTCCCGCATTGATGGGTTTGTAGCCGTGATCGATGCGCTGACCGTGCGGCAAAAATATTACAATGAAATCGGTGAAATGTTGAAAAATGAGGGGTGAAAAATGTGGGAGTTTTTGAAACAATCTTCCGGAAGCCAAAGGCCGATCTAAAGGCGGAAGGCTATTTCAAGATGCTGAATGGATACACACCGGCCTTCAGCTCTGCACCGGAAAGCCTGTACGAGATGGAATTAACAAGAGCAGCGATTCACTCCTTTGCCTCGTTTGCGTCAAAGCTCCAGCCGGAGATCAGCGGGACGGCCCGGAAAAGCCTCGAACGCACACTGCAGTTCAAACCGAACCCGTTCATGGACACGTCAAAATTCGTCTACAGAATTGCGACGATCCTATCAGTGAACAACACATGCTTCATTGCCCCGGTAGAAGACAACTATGGTACGTTGGTTGGCTATTACCCCCTTCTTCCCCGCCGTTGTGAGGTCGTGGAATACAATGGTCTGCCCTATCTACGGTACACATTCGGGAACGGCCAGAAGGCGGCCATCGAATTTGAGCGTGTCGGCGTGCTGACACAGTTCCAGTACACCGACGACTTCTTTGGAGAAAGTAACGAAGCACTGCGGCCAACAATGCAGTTGATCGCTACCCAGAACCAGGGAATCATCCAGGGCGTGAAAAATTCCGCTTCGATCCGCTTTTTGGCGAAGGTTGCCAATATGCTGAAGCCGGAAGACATCAGCAAAGAACGCAAGCGTTTCACCGCCGACAACCTATCGGCGGACAACCAGAGCGGTATGGTGATCTACGATGCAAAATTTGCCGACGTAAAGCCGATCGAGAGCAAGCCGTTTACCATAAATGCCGCTCAGATGGCGCAGATCAACGAAAATGTGTTCAATTACTTCGGCACAAACGCCGGGATCTTGCAAAACAAGTACACAGAAGACGAATGGAACGCCTACTATGAAGGCAAGATCGAGCCGTTTGCGATCCAGTTGTCGCTGGTAATGTCGAATATGACGTTCTCCCCCAGGGAATTGGCGTTCGGCAATGCGATTGTCTTCACGGCGAATCGCCTGCAGTATGCGTCGAACGCCACAAAGCTATCCATCAGCACGCAGCTGTTTGACCGGGGGCTGCTCACCCGCAACAACGTCATGGACATCTGGAACATGGCGCACGTGGAGGACGGAGATAAATACTACATCCGCAAGGAATACACGGAAGTGTCAGAGCTGGGAAAGGAGGTAAAAGAAAATGCCAATCGTGAAGGGACGGGAGTATCGCCAAATGCTCCAGCCACTGATGACCCCGCAGGCAACAACGAGCAAACGGTTTAACTCGGAGCACTACGTTGAAGGCTTTGCGACAACCTTCGGCGAACCTTATGTCATAGGCGAGTGTGATGGCAACAAGTACTACGAGGTCATTGACCGCCATGCCCTTGACGGCGCAGACCTGTCCGATGTGATCATGCAGTATGACCATTCCGGCATGGTTTTTGCCAGAACCAAGATGGCAAAGGGGAAGCCGCCCTCCCTGCTTTTGGAGCCGCAGGAAGGAGGCCTTTTTATTGCGGCGGATCTGGGCCTGACGGAAGAGGCAAAACGACTGTATGCAAGCATAGATGCGGGCCTGATCAGCAAGATGTCGTGGGCGTTCACCGTATCTGAAGACGCATACAACAAGGACACACGTACACGTGCAGTCCTGAAAATCAAGAAGGTCTATGATGTTTCGGCGGTATCTTACCCGGCGAACATCAGCACCAATATTTCGGCACGATCCTACATCGACGGAGTGATTGAGTGGGAACAGCAGGAGCGGCTGAAGCGCCGAAAGCAAATCCTAAAAATCAAACTTATGACGGAGGTATGACAAAATGAACATCAAAGAAATCGAAGCCCGCCTTGCGGCCATTCGCCAGGAGATCGAGAGCCGTGGCGAGGGCATGACCGCCGAGGAAATCGATGCGCTGGAGCAGGAGGCCAACGGGCTGATCGAGAATCGCAAGGGCCTGGTGGCTGCCGCCGAAAAGCGTAGTGGGATCCTGGCCGCCATTGCTACCGGCGCTGGCATTGTGTCCCACACGTTCGAGCAGCGAGATGCGCCGCCCTCTCCCCCGGACGATCCGGCCGGAGTGCCGGAATATCGATCCGCCTGGCTGAAGAACATCCGGCGGCTGCCACTGAACGATGTAGAGAAGCGTGCGTACAGCAATGCCACCGGGGCCGGGGCAGAAGTAATCCCCACCCAGGTGGCGAATGAGATCATCAGCAAGATCAAGACGCTTGCGCCTATGCTGAACGAGGTCACCCTTCTGCACGTCAAGGGGGCGGTGAAGTTTGCGGTGGAAGGCACGAACAATGCAGCCGCAATCCATAAAGAGAATGCGGCCATCACCGCAGCCGTCGACACGCTGGCAACCGTGCAGTTGTCCGGCTATGAGATCATCAAGCTGGTGCAGATCTCCGACACGGTGATGACGATGAGCATTACGGCGTTTGAAGGGTGGCTCACCGATATGCTGGCATCGGCAATCGCCAGGAAGATCGAGGATCTTCTCATCAACGGTGCCGGATCCACCGAACCGAAGGGCATCGACAAGGCGAATACCTGGGGTGCGACAAACAGCGTCACCGTGGCGGCTTCTGCGTCCCTCACTGCCGCAAATGTGCAGACCGTGATCGGACTTCTGCCCGCCGGATACGACCAGAACGCAAAGTTCGCAATGAACAAGAAGACCCTGTTCGTCGATTTTATGCCGCTCATGGACACCAGCAAGAATCACATTGTCACTGTGCAGAACGGCACCTACTATGTCTATGGCTACCAGGTGCTGCTGTCCGACTATGTGGCAGACCACGAAGCCTTCCTGGGAGACTACAGCAAAGTTTGTGCCAACCTTGCCGAGGACGTCAACGTGAAGAGCGCATATGAAATCACCAGCAACAGCTACCAGTACAGCGGCATTGCGATCTTCGACTGCGCCCCTGCGATCGGCGAGGCTGTCGTGAAGCTGGTTAAGGCCACTGCCTGATAGCAGGAGGCCAAAGCAATGCTTGACAAGGTAAAGCTGGCGTTGCGCATCAGCGGGAATGCGTTCGACGACGAAGTGGCCGATGTGATCAATGCAGCGATTGCCGATCTGCGCCTTGTCGGACAATGGAGGGTCACCTGATGTTTCGGGCGACCCTCTACTTGTTCGGGCGGTGATTCTGTATGCAAAGGCGAACTTCGGCTACTTGGAAGATGCGGAAAAGTACCGCAGCGCATATGACTACCTGAAATGTGCGCTGTGTCTGGCAGGTGGCAGCGATGATTGACGTGGTTGTCACGCTGGAAGGCGAGGAAACGTACAGCATCGACACAAACGGGAACGAAGTCGCCGTCGGCCAGTCAACGGCCGTTTTCGGAACGCTGAAAAGCGCAACATCAGCGGAATTTATGGCAGCCGGAAAGCTGGGCATCAAGCCGTCCTGCACCGTGGAAATTTACACTGCAGAGTACAGCGGAGAGAAAACGGCAGTCATTAACGGGAAAAGGCTGACGGTATACCGAACCTATGTCAAGGGCGACAGAATCGAACTGCACCTGTCAGAAAGGACGGGGAACGTATGAGCGAAGACTGGCAAGCGGAGCTTATGGACGCACTGGAAGCCTACTCCGACGAGGTGACGGAAGAAGTAAAAAAAGCCGTCCTGGAAACGGCTGATTCTACCGTTGCTCTACTGAAGCAGACAAGCCCGGTAAAGGCACACGGGAAGAAGCGTGGGAAATACCGCCGTGGCTGGCGGGCAAAGATGATCTACGACGGCGGAACTGACCGCCGCATGGTTGTCTACAACGCCACAGATTATCAGCTGACCCACCTGCTGGAGTACGGCCACGCAAACCGTGACGGATCCTTTACCGCAGCCCGCCCGCATATTGCGGCAGCCGAAGAGAAGGCAAAGAAGAAACTGGAAGACAAGATCCGGGCGACAGTCAGGAGGTAGCACAATGTCAAATTCTACCGCCGCAGGTGGCGGCCTAGATGCAGAGCGGCTGCTTGACATTTTGGCGGAGACGGGGTTTCCAACCGCCTACGACCATTTCATCAGCACGCCATCGCTCCCCTTCGTCCTGTTTAGACGCACAAGATCCACGGCGTTATATGCGGACGATAAGACCTTCCAAAAAACGAACCGCTGGCAAATAATGCTCTGCACAGAGCGAAAGTCAGCCGAAGCGGAGCAGTCGCTGGAGTCCGCACTAGATGAAATCTGCATTCCGTATGAAGTGGCAGATGAAACCTACGTCAAGGAAGAACGCCTGTACCAAATTACCTACGAAATCGAAGAATTGGAGGTTAAAACATGAACAAAGTCAAATACGGCCTGAAAAACGTGCACGTTGCGAAGCTGACCGAAGACGACGAAGGCAAAGTCACGTTCGCCACGCCGAAGAAAATTCCCGGTGCCGTCTCCCTGTCCCTGCCACCTGTCGGCGAAAAAACGGCTTTCTACGCTGACGACATCGAGTACTATACATCCATCCAGAACAACGGCTACGAAGGCACTCTGGAAATTGCCCTGATCCCGGACTGGTTTAACAAAGAGATCATGGGCGAGACGGCGGACGAAAACGAGGTCTACACCGAAAATGCGAATGTGCAGCCGGAGCGCTTTGCCATGATGTTCGAATTCGATGGCGATGCGAAGAAGACCCGGCACGTGTTGTACAACTGCAAGGCCACTCGACCGAACGTCGAGGGCAGTACCAAGAGCAACACCGCAGAGCCGAAAACCGAATCCCTGTCCATCACTGTCAAGCCGCTCTCGGACGGCAGAGTGAAGGCCCGCACGACGGAGAGCACCCCGGACGCTACCTACAACAGCTGGTTTGAGGCCGTGTACGCTGCCTCCGCTGCCTCCGCCTAGCAGGTGATTCAATGGAAAAGGTTGTAACCATTGGCGGCCAGGAGTACAAAATGAAGTCCACCGCTGCGAACATGTTGAAGTACAAAGCTCAGTTTGGCCGTGACCTGCTGGAAGACGTCAAGGCACTGCAAGGCGCACAGACAGAGGACGGCGGATGGGACATCGCAAAGATTGACCTGGGCATCGTGTATGACATGGTGTGGCTGCTGATTAAGGCGGCGGATCCATCTCTGCCGCCCCCGATGGAGTGGTTGGACACGCTTGACTCCTTTCCCCTCAGGGAAGCAGCAATGGAGGCGATGACGCTCTACATTGAGAGCATGAGCAGCACATCAAAAAACGGGTAAGCGGCGATGCGAGTACTGACACTGAAATTGAAAGCCCCACGGAAATGTTGATCCGTGGGGCTTTACGTATCGGTGTCCGCATCGCCGACCTCGAATTTTTCACGATTGGAAGTCTGCTGGATCTGCTGCTATACGAAACCCCACCGTCGCCGGACGCCGTAGACGCCACACAAGCAGACTTTGACGCATTTTGACGTGGCCGAAAGGAGGCGACACGTATGGCTGGAAAAGTCAAGGGAATCACAATCGAGATCGGCGGCGATGCGCAGCCGCTCCAGAAGGCGCTGAAAGACGTCAACAGTAGCGCAGCCAACCTGAAATCAGAGCTTCGGGAACTTGACCGCCTGCTCAAACTCGACCCGACAAACACGACCCTTCTGGCGCAGAAGCAAACCGTGCTGGCAAAGCAGATCGAAACGACATCGGAAAAACTGCAGCGGCTAAAATCTGTACAAGAACAGGTTGAAGAGCAATTTGCGAACAAGCAAATCGGGGAAGAGCAGTACAGGTCGTTTCAACGTGAGGTCGAGAAGACAGAGCTGACACTGCAGGATCTGCAGGAGCAATCTGCGAAAACGGATGCAGAAATACGGAATGCCGGAAAAGGCGCAAAGGAATCCGGCACAAACGTGGAAAGCAGCAGGGCCAAATGGGAGAACTTCGGCAACACACTGAAAAAGGTTGCCACGGTCGCCGCTGAAGCGGCTGCAGCAGCGACTGCCGCACTGGCAGCCGGTGCGGTAAAACTTGGGAAAGAAGTCGTGTCAGCATATGCAGACTATGAGCAACTTTCCGGCGGCGTGAAGACGTTGTTTGGCACAGAAGCAGCGTCCGTGGAGGAATACGCTGCCTCCGTTGGCAAATCCGTGTCAGATGTGCAAGCCGAGTATGACAGCCTCACGAAAGCCCAGAACACAGTCTTTGACAATGCGGCCAACGCATACAAAACAGCCGGACTGTCTGCCAACGAGTACATGGAGACCGTAACAGGCTTCTCCGCTTCACTCATTTCGAGCCTTGGCGGGGACACAGAGAAGGCAGCAAAGTATGCCGACACGGCAATCACGGATATGTCGGACAACGCCAACAAAATGGGAACCAGCATGGAGAGCATACAGAACGCCTATTCCGGTTTTGCGAAGGGCCAGTACAATATGCTCGACAATCTAAAGCTGGGCTACGGTGGGACAAAGGAAGAAATGCAGCGGTTGCTCACTGATGCGCAAGCGATCTCCGGCGTTGAGTATGACATAAGCAGCTATGCGGACATCATTGATGCAATCCACACCATTCAGGAGGAGATGGGCATTGCAGGCACGACGGCCGCAGAGGCAGAGGGCACCATTTCCGGCTCAATCGGGATGCTGAAATCGTCCTTCTCCAACCTGCTGGCGGGGCTGGGAAACGAAGAAGCGGAAATAGATGGGCTGATAGACAATGTTGTCAACTCCTTCGGCCTGGTCACGAAGAACATCACGCCAATCGTTGAAAACCTTGCAAAGGTGCTTCCTGATGCAATCAACGGGATGGTAGAGGCAGTTGCGCCGCTTCTGCCGGGCCTACTGGAAACAGGCGTCAGCATTTTAGAGTCTCTGCTCGAAGGCATCATCACCGCCCTGCCAGAGCTTACAGCCACAGCCAGCAGCATCATCCTGTCCTTGGTTGACAGTATTGTTTCCGCCCTTCCCTTGGTGCTGGAGGCTTCCGTGCAGCTTATAAGCACGCTTGCTCAGGGGATCGCCGAAGCAACCCCGGAGCTTGTCCCGACGATCGTGGAGATCGTCACAACCTTCGCCACAACGCTGGTGGAGAATTTGCCGACGCTCATTGAAGCCGTAATGCAGATCGTGAGCGGTGTGGCAACTGGGCTTATCAATGCGCTGCCGACAATCGTTGCAGCGCTCCCGCAAATCGTCCAGGGCATTGCTGATGCGCTGGTTGCCCTTATTCCGTCCATAGCGGAATGCGGGGTTACAGTTTTCACTGCACTGGTTGAGGATTTGCCGACAATCATTGAGGGAATTGTCGCAGCGCTCCCACAAATCATTGATGCAATGACGAACGGGTTGACAGAGCTGATCCCGAAAATTGTGCTCTGCGGCGTTGACCTGCTGGTGGCGCTGGTCACAAATCTGCCGCAGATTATCGTCACGATCGGCGGTGCTATGCCTCAGATTGCCAACGCCATGATGGAGGGGCTGCGGAATTTCCGTGGGAGCATGGCGGAAGTCGGAAGAGACCTTTTCAGCCAGCTGATCACCCGTGGCGGGGAGGCTCTGGCAGAAATCGGCGGATTTGTTTCCTCCCTTATGTCGAACATCTTGTCGGTTATTTCGGGCTGGTTTTCGTCTTTCGCCGAAGTAGGCTACAATATCGTGACTGGCATCTGGAGCGGGCTATCATCCGGCTGGGGATGGCTGACAGAGCAGGTTTCGAGCCTGGCAAGCAGCCTCCTGTCCGCTGCCAAGAGGGCGCTGGGCATTCACTCTCCATCCACAAAATTCCGGGACGAAATCGGCAAGATGATGGCCGCCGGTATTGGCGAGGGCTTCAACACCGAGACCGACAGCGTTTTTGCAGGAATGCAGACAAAGCTGAAAGCGGAAGAGAAAAAACTTGCCACAAGCGTGACGAACACGTCAACCGTGACAAACAACTCCACATCACTGGGCGGGATCAATATCTACATCACCGGGGGCATCGGCACCACAGCAGAAGCACAGTCTATTGGCGACACGCTTGCAGGGCGTATCCAGCAGCAACTAAGGTACAAGGGGGTGCTGTCGCTTGCATAAGTACTCTTTTGAGTTCGGTCAGACAGATATGTACACCGCATACGGTTTGAGGATCCGTCAAAAACACGGAATCCTCAAACCTGCGCTGCGTGAGCGCAAAATCACAATTCCGGCCAGGTCAGGTACCTATGACTTCGGGGCAAAATACTACGATGAACGCACAATCGTTGTCGAGTGCGACACCATCCGCTCGCTTACTGCATCGGATAAGCGGGAGCTCGCCTACATTCTGTCGGCAAAGGACAAAATCACATTTTGGGACGAACCGGACAAATACTATGTCGGCCGGATCTACGATGCAGCGGAAATCGAACGCATAGGAGGCATAGGTCTCTATTTCCCCCTTACTTTCACCTGCGAGCCGTTTGCATATGGGGAAACGAAAAACGTCATCTTTGCGGCAGCAAAAACGTTAAAGCCGAACTATGCCGGGACTGCCGACACACCAACAAGGATTGAAATAACAAACAATGGAGCAAGCGCCGCCACGGGCATCCAGATCACAATCAGAAAACGGAGGGGCTAATCGTGTACGCAACAAACTATTTTGAGACGCTGATACTGAACACGCTGCGAGGCATTAAGGCCGCAGCACCGACAAGTGTATATGTCGGGCTGTTCCTGACTGACCCAGGAGAAACAGGAGAGGGAACCGAAGTGTCCTATACGGGATACAAGCGACAGATAATCACATTTTCCGCCCCGGAAGAGATGGAGGGTGGCATTGGCATCAAGAATGCGGCTGACGTTGCTTTTCCGATCGCTCCTAGCGCAGCCGGGACGGTGACACACCTGGGCATCTTTGACGCTCTGACCGGCGGCAATATGTACGTCTACGGTGCCATGTCTGACGGGCAAGAGATCGAGGCGCAGGAAGCACCGGTCATTGTGGCGGGCGAGGCAAAATGGTACCTCACAGGCAATATGAGCGAATATTTCAAAAAAAACGTGCTGAATATGCTGCGAGGTACTGCGCTGGACGGAATCACGCCATATCTTGCACTATATGACGGGGATCCAGACAGCGCCGGGAAGGAACTGTCTGGTAGCAGCTACGCCAGAATCCCGCTCAGCTTTTCGTCGCCGCAGCAGCAGTCCACAAACGAATGCAAGATCTGGACAACTGAGGACGTGTCAACAGCCCGTGCAACAGAACTGTGGGGGACA